GGATCTAAGATTTGCCCAACAAGGCTATATTAATATATTAAAAGAAGAATTAAAGGAGACTAAGGATGAGTAGTGAAATTAAAGTAGACACTATTAGTGAAAATACCAGTGCAAATGGTGTAGTTATAGATAGTGTAACATTGAAGGATGGTGGCATAACTACAACTGGTGCTGTTGGTATTGGCACATCAAGTCCAGCCTCAGATGCTGGGTTGACTGTTTCATCCTCTGATACAGGAACAGCTATTTTTCTTGAAAGAAGTGGTTCTGGAAAGTTTGACTCTGCTATTCAAAACAACGGAGGTAGTTTACTCTTTAAAGGTGGCTCTAACCAAACAACGGTTGCCTCTTTAACTGAGTTTATGAGAATAGATTCTGTTGGTCACATAACCAAACCACTACAATCAGCTTTTTTAGCGGTTATTTCATCAACACAATCCAATATAGCAAATGGTAATAGTATTGCATTTGGAACAGAAATATACGATCAAAATGCAGATTTTGCCACTCCCACATTCACAGCACCTGTCACTGGTAAGTATCAATTTAATTTCTGTGTTTCTGTTACTGAGTTAGATTTCAATGCAACTCTTTCTAGAGTTTTTTTAAACACCTCCAATAGAAGTTTTGGTTTTGATATTGTATCTGAACAACATTTTGATGATGCTGATCCTAGTTTCGCCACTTTTCAAGGTTCTATGTTAATGGATATGGACGCAAATGACACAGCTTCTTTAACTTGGGGTCAATCAGCAGGATCTGCTCAAGCTGATGTATTTGATTCAACTTTTTTTTCAGGATTTTTAGCATGCTAACGAAACAATTAACCTTAAAGGAGGTAACATATGGCTAATCACACAAAAACAATAACATTAACAGATTTACAACAAACAATTCTGTCTAATGATTTATACAACGACACAGATAATGCTGGTCTAGATACTTGGATACAAGCCGCAGTTGATGGCAAAATTAGCAACTGTTGGAAACGTATGCAACGTGAGTGGACAGATAAGTTGATGAATGATGATTCATTTACAGATCCTATCCCATCCAACCAAGCAGACTTTGTAGCATTAGTTACAGCTCGTTCTGATTATAAAAACAGAAAAGCTCGTGATGACGCAAGTGAAGTATAAGGAGTAACCCATGAGTGAAATAAGAGTAGATACAATATCAGAAAAGACATCAGCTAATGGTGTGGCTATTGATAGCGTAACATTAAAAGATGGTGGAGCAACACTAACAGATAACATAACATTTAGTGCATCTGGTAAAGGTGTACACTTAGGAGTTACTTCTGCAACAGCATCAAACTTGCTTGATGATTATGAAGAAGGCACATGGACTCCAACTTTAGGAGATTCAAGTGGTAATAACTTTACACTTAATAGTAGTTACTCTAGCTTTGGTTATTATACAAAAGTTGGTAGAACAGTTACCGCACACACTTATATAATTTGCACTGCAATAAATAGTGCCTCTGGTAGTTGCAAGTTGAGTGGGTTACCATTTACAAATACAAATAATAACAGAGCATTTACAGGTGGATCTGTTGGTTATGTGAATGGGTGCAACTTGGGAGATGGTAAGTCTCTTGGTTTTTATGTATCACCAAACGCAACTCACGGCTTTGTGTATAATCATAATAATGCAGACGGTGGTGCTACAGCAACTTGTGCTGAAATTGGTAGTAGTGGTGAGTTTATGATAAATGTTACATACACCATATCTTAATTTTAAAAGGAGAAAACAATGGCAATAACAAAAGAAACAGAAATAGCAAAGATAGAAGTCGTTGGACAATACAAAGCTGTTCAAGTTGCTACTGATACTGTTATCAAAGAAGATGGTACAGAAATATCTCGTAGTAGACATAGACACGTATTACATTCAGACATGGACATATCTGGTGAAGATGCAGAAGTACAAGCAGTAGCAAACTCTGTATGGACTGATGCTGTTAAATCTGCGTGGGCAGACTTTCAAGCTAATCAAACTATCTAATGGAACAAGAAAACAGAGAAGCTATTATCCGTATAGAGGGTAAGCTAGAACTGTTAGATCAAAAACTAACAACTCTGAAAGACAATCATTTATGTCATATCGAAAAAGATATGAGACAACTAAGAACTCTTGTATGGTTTATAGGAACTACTGTTTTCTTACAAATGTGTTATTTAATAATTAGGACTTTGATGTAGTATTGCACGTATAGGTGCAATCAAGTAAAAAAAGGTATGTCAAACAAGAGCATACTCTGTCTGTCGGACACTCACTTTCCCTACGAACATCCACAATATTTTTCTTGGATAAAAAAAGTTAAAGACCATATTAAATGTGACACCGTAATTCACATAGGTGACTTGGTTGATTTTCATTCGATCAGTCAATGGTTACACTCTGCTGAGTTACCAAATATAAAATACGAAATAGAAGATGCAAAACGTAGAATAAAAAAACTACGCAAAATATTTCCTATGCCTATGCGAATATGCAGAGGCAATCACGACATAAGAATAGAAAAGATGGCAGAGAGAGCTAGTATGCCTGCGTCTTTTGTTAAAGGTCTTAATGACATACTAGAAATAGATAAGTCGTGGAAATGGACATGGCACGATAAATTTATTGAAATTTTACCAAATGGTAATCAAGTTTATTTTACGCACCATTTTAAATCAAATGTCTTACAAAGCAGTAAAGAGCTTGGCATGAGTTTAGTCGTAGGACACATGCACACTGTGGCAGGTATTAATTGGTACTCTTCCCCTCTTGCTTTAAATTTTGCTATGTGTGTCGGATGCAGTATAAACCCAAAACATGAAGCATTTAAATATTCAAAAAATTACATAAAAAGACCTATCATATCTGTCGGTGCTATTGTAAAAAATCAACCAGTCTTATATACTATGCCTATGGACAACAAAGGAAAATGGACAGGCAAGGTATCTTAATTGAAAACACTAAACAAACAGGTCTGTGGTGACCATTATAAGAGATTTCGCATACAACCAGCAGAGTTTATAAACAAAAACAAACTACCTTACGCAGAAGGAAATGTGGTAAAATACGTCTGTAGACACCAAACTAAAGGTAAAAAAGAGGATATTCAAAAGGCTATACATTACCTGGAAATGATAATAGAAAGAGATTATGAGTAACGTGGTACGTATGGATATTCCAAATAGGATGAGATCCGTAAATGTTCGTATGATAATAGACGATATGCCTATTGTTGCTACACTAGATCACATTATCTCAAAAACTGGCATAACACCAGTTGCGATATGGGTCAAAACAAAGAAATCAGAGTCAACATTGGATAGAGAGCTACGCAGCTCTGGTAAAGCTGTATCTTTACTTTTACAGTATGGATGCTCGTTAAAAGAAATTTCAGAAACATTTACTAGAGATAGCATTATCGGTTCTGTTGTTTGGTATTTACACAAAGAAATAGAAGATATTTTACAAGGAAATCAACCTGACAAACTACCTAAACTATCTACACAACCGTCAGGATATACGATCAAATGAACGATATTAAAGAACGCATCAAAGGGCATGAAGGTTATCGACTAGAACCGTACTTATGCACAGAAGGACATAAGACTGGTGGTTACGGACATAAAATATTAGACGGTGAAGAGATACCAACAACGCAAGATGGTTGGGAAAAATTATTCGATCAAGATTTTGCAAAAGCACATGATGGTGCAACAACTCTTATATATGAACATCTAACTGGTACAGACTTTTCTGAGTTAGATGATAAGAAGAAATATATCGTGGAAGGAGTTTTGACTGAGATGTGTTTTCAACTTGGTCAAAGTGGGGTAAGAAAATTTCGCAAAATGTTTACAGCACTAAGCAAATGCGATTTCAAAGAAGCTGGTTCACAGATGAGAGACAGCTTATGGCATAAACAAACACCTGCTCGCTGTAAAGAGCTTAGCCATATCATACAAAATTTATAAGGATATATATGTTACAAATGTTAATTAAACCACTCTTAGGAGTGGCTAGTGATGCTATTGGTGGTTACATGGAAACCAAAAAAGCAAAAGCAGAACAAAAACTAACTGCGATCAAAGCAGAGACAGAACTGAAAAAGAAACAAATCGCAGGAGAGATAGACTGGGATGTTGAAGCTATCAAAGGTAGCAGAGAATCTTGGAAAGACGAGTACCTCACTATATTATTTTCAATCCCTCTGTTGCTTTGTTTTCTACCGTTTACTGTAGAGTATGTTGAACGAGGCTTTGCAGCTTTAGCCATGACCCCTGACTGGTACAAATATACCTTAGGCGTGATCGTGAGTGCCTCATTTGGAATTCGTGGAGCATCTAAATTCTTTGGTAAGAAATGATCTGGATAATAACAGCTATGCTGTGGCACGTTGATGTTGAAGGACCATCTTACAGCACATATTCTGAACAGACGTTCAGTAGTAAAGTTGAGTGTTTAGACTATGTTTTTTGGAATAAAGCTGAATTGGTTTATGAGCTTGCAGAAGTTCATGGCAAAAGAAATGGTCAAAACCTTAGAACATGGGCTTTCTTTTGTGAGGGCAGAGAGTTAGACGAAGTATGAAAATATCGGACAGCACATCCGTTTCCATGCCTATGCGTAACTTGCTCAGTATCGTAGGAGCTTGTATTGTAGGAGCGTGGTTTGGATTTGGAGTAATTGAAAGATTAAACATTATTGAGACTGAACTACAATTAATGCAACAAGATTTACTTGAGGCATCTACGCAAAAGCCTATCGACCAAGAACAGTTTATGTTGTTAGAGTTTCTATCGAAGGAACAAGATAAACTAAAAGAAAAGATTGAAACTGAAGTACCAAACATTAAAAAGAATGACATGACTATACAGTTTCACGAAGAAAGAATAATAGACCTAGAAGAAAAGAACGGAACTTACTAATGATAGAAATGGTATTTGTAATGATGATGATTCAAAATGGATCAGTAATTGAATATGTGCCTTTTCCTAATGGAATGTCTGATTGTTTATCGCAAAAAAGAATTGTATCAAGATCAATAGGTGAAGAGCAAGAAGGCATAAGAATAGAATGTAAAAACTTGAAGGTCGAGCTAGAAAATGACATGGGTCGTTTACGTATTGTAAAAATTATTGATTAGTGTTTCATAAATTGTTTCAACATAGAAACAGGGTCAATATCGTCATCTTCTAATACTTTCGTATACATTCTGTAAACATAGTCTTGGTTCATACCTGACATAGCACAAACCATTTCGTAATCATCTTGTTGTCTTTCAAACCATAAACGAGCAGTAATACATTCATAAAACTTTTTCATTCTTGATTGAGATAAAATATAACCATCTGCATCAGTCACATAAAACTTCATTCTGTTTCTGCTTTTAGGTGCATCATAAATTTTTACATCATTAAAATCTATTCGTGCATCATGTATGGCTTGGACTATGACAGACACCCATAACAGACTTTCAGCAGTTAGACTTTCGGTGTTATTGAAAAATTCATTATAAGTAGACACTAGACTGATTGTCTTTTATTAGCCGAGATAGTCTGCCATAACTGACAAATAAGTTTGTTATGATCCATCTTGTATTCTAGTTTTAGGTATTGCTCTTCTGCAATACGAAGATTATCTAAGTGTGTTTTGTATTCTTCATTGGCTAATGCTTCTGTCTCTCTTGCAGCGACAGACATATTGCTACTGATCTTTGACATCAATTCTGCTTTTATTGTTTTACTAAATCTATCAAGATCGTGGTAGGCAGCTTTAGCTACCGCTAAAGCATCCTCATTTTTAATCATCCAATTAAGAGCTTCTTGTACTTGGTTTTCCGTAATCAATTAAATTTTCCTTTTGGGTAGTTTAAAATTGTGTATTTAAGATTTTCTTTATATAGTTTTTTTTGTTTTTTGTTACCTAAAAAATATAAATATCTATGTTTTCTTGGTCTATCTGTAACATAAAATTTATTTGGTTGTGCTTTTCTTTCTTGAAGAGAATAAGTTTCACAAATTGTTTTGCTGTGTTTGTTGCTATCGTACATCCTCCACTCAGTCCTTTTATCTGACAGTCCTGTATATAAAAAATTTGTTGCTTGATAAATATAACCTGTATGGTTTTGTGAACTATCTGCATACGAAACTACAATTTTAGGACTAGGTAAAAGTTTGAGAGATTTAGAAACAAGTAAAGATGCTTCATTTGGTAAGTTGTTTTTTAAAACTAATCTATTTAATTCCAAAACATCTCCTCTAAATTTTTTTCCAGCTATTCCAACACAAAGAGATTGTGAGGGTGGACTTCCATAGGTAACAACTCCAACCAAATCTTCATCAAGATATAACCCAAACGCATAACTTATGCTAGGCATCCTTTTTGCATAATGAATATCAAAAATAAATGGTTTTGTTGCATTGTATGAAACTCTCTGAACATTATAATTTTCCTTCATAAGGTTCTATTATAGCTCCTGCACACTCATACCTACCCTTGCCATCAAGTACATATATCTGTGCATTAGGTTGTTTAGCAAATTCTCTTGCTATTGCAAAGGGGTTAAATTTATGTTTTTGTTCATACATAATCTCAATGTATTGACCTTCACGTTTGTTTGTAAGTCTTTTAGTTTCTTTGGGTTCTTCCAAAGCAACCAAAGGCTTTGCACTATCGTTGATACTATTATGGAACGTGAGCAGTTCCTGATATGGAATACGATATAATTTGACCTTTGGATTGCTTTTCAGGGGAGTAAGGGGAAACTTACTTGCAAATTTCTTCGTACAAACTAAGTAAGAATCCCATAGCTTAGTTCCGTTTTTTTTACGATAATCGCAGTAAACGTGAACTGTATTTGTATTGTTAAAAAGATAAGACCCCAACCCTATAGACCACTCGCCATTAAGCCATTGAGGGTACTTAAGGTGGAAGTCTTTGTGACTCATAGGTGCTTATCTTTATATATTTCTCTTGTGTCTCTATTAAAATCTTCGAGACGTTTAGTAAGATTATCAAGTTTTTCAGCTCCTCGTATTATTTTGAGCAACTCTTCAACTTTCTTATCTTTATCAGAATTGGTCGTTGAATGGTTCATCATTACCTCCTATTAACCTTTTTATATAAGCCAACGCAGCATCAGCATGAGCTGCAACTTGTTCAGGTGTTTTATTAGATGTAACTGATCTTGTCCATATACCAGTTACAAGCATTGAAACATCTTTACTTAGTGTGCCACTTGTGCTGTTCGTTATTGTTTGTCTTGTTGGTTCTGTATGTCCGTTTGTTTTCGGTTCATCACCAAGTAAAGCTATATTATTAGCTTGATAATAAACAGAACCTTTACCGCTTGTTTTTTGAGTTGCTGATTTTATTTCAACAACATCATCTTTGCCATAATCACATTTAGGCAAATACACACGATAATCAGTACCTTCACTACCTTGTATGTAGACAGTATAATTATCGCCAGGTTTCTTTGGGTCATACTTTGCAGTAATTTGACCCATTATATTCTCACTCATAGTTTAATTGCTTTCTTTCATTTTAAGGTTTGTTACACTTTGAGGAGTAAATTTGTTCTCTCTCTCATTATTAATTTGACCGATAGTTTTTAAGTCGTAGAGATCTTTTATAAGATTAAAGACTTGTTCCTCCTCTAAAACTTCATTATGTAAATCTGTCAAATATGAAATAATAAGTCTTGCAAACATATCATCATTCATTTTTATTTTTCCTTTAATGTGGGATCATAGTTTTTACTTAACTTCCAAAATGTTAATAATGACAAAAACATTTTCAAGTCTCTTCCATGAGAACTCCTATCCCACACATAAGGGAGTATCACAGAAGGGTTTTTCCTATCAATAAAGATAGAAACTCGTATTGGCTTGTCTATGCCAAGTAATGCACTATAAGCTGATAATTGCATACCATGATTATCAAAGACTAGCTTACTTGGATCTTTGCCTTCAATGTTGTCTTTGGTTTTAAAATCTATGACTATTGTTTTCTTTTTGTTGTGTAAATCTATTTGTCCTGCAAAACCTTCATCACTTGCATAAGAGCTTTCTGAAACCCATTGTTCGTTTGGAAATGTATTATCAATTAATTTTTTCAATACTGTAAAAACTACACTATCTTGAGTTCCAGCAAAACCTTTATTTATATCTGCATGAATAATTGTTCCTTCATTAGCTGCTTTCTCTGCTTGTTCTTTGCTGTCTTGTCTTACACGATACAAAAATTGTTCATCTGTTTCGTTTTCTTCTCTTGGTAAAGTTAATGCTGCTTGTATGCCTTGATTGACTTGCCAATTAACTAATCCTGGTTTGGCAGCAACATCTAATATTGTAGTAACACTTGGAAATAAATTTAACTTACGAGCATCTCTTAATGTCGTATTCCGTTCTATTTTATTCTTTCCTATAATTTTATACTTCGGTTCACCGTCTTTTGTGTACCAATGACCTGCTTCTGAAAGTTTTTCCATTTTACCTCATTATATTATCTTGTATACAAGATGATTTTTTTATCATATACCCTACCATCTTTTAAACAAATAATATAATAATAATGCTATGATTTGTTTGACCTTGTAAACATGAAAAAAAACGCAGTTATTCACAATATTTTACAAAATGTGGGTAAAAAGAAATCCTTAAAGTACACATTGGGTAGAAAAAATTGGACTCAAAAGCATATATCTACAATGAAGAAACAGCTTTCTAGAGACAGGTTTGCAGTGTGGTACAAAAACTATATGAAAGAACTTGGACAAGATAAATAATTTAGACAAACGGACCATTGAATATCGTGGAGGCGATAGGGGTGCTGTTCGTGCTTATGACATACGACAAAGTGAACTCAGTTATCTTGGAGCAAAGAAAATTTTAAGTATGCACCAAGTTGAAGTTGCCGACAAATACCTAAAATTGTTCGAACAATCCACGCTCTCTGCTAGTGGGGACAATTTAGCTATGATTAAATATGGTATCAGAATTGACGGAAATACCATTCCTAAAGGCGATCCAAGACTAGATGCTATACAAACTTTAAACTATGTTCATAGAGTTGTCGGTGATAATTATACAAATGTTTTACAAAAAATTATTGGTGAGGGTTACACATTGAAACAATTTAGCACAATTAGGGGTATATCACCTCGCAAAGCATCAAGATTTCTTAAAGAAGCATTACATTTTGCAGCTTCACCACTTGGACTTGCTAAAACTAGGCATACTATTCGTGCCTAAAAGAAAAAAGATAGATTACACACTATTACCACTTGCAAAAACTAAACCAATAAGATCACCAAAACACTTAAAATATGTAAGAACCTTGCCTTGCTCTGTCTGTAAGATAATTTATGACATACACGCACACCATTTAACACACGCAGAACCAGGCGGAACGAGCAGAAAAACTAACGATAATTGGGTCGTACCTCTTTGTGGGGATCATCATTATATATTGCATTATCAAGGTGAGAGATCATTTTGGAAAAAATACAAGCTAGAGCCTAAGATTTACGCAGCATTGCTTTGGAAATTGAATGGTCATTCAGAACCCCCTAGCCGAAGCTAGGGAGTATGAGGTAAATAACCCTAAATGATAGGATTAACCTCTTATATACATAAAACTAAGAAATTTCAACACATGACAGTAAAATTAGTTGTAGACAATAAGGCAGGAACTTGCCGATATTGTGGCAAAAGTGTGTATCGCAATAATGACCTATTTGTTGATCCATTTCGCCCAAAAAGTTTCTATCATGGCAAGTGTTTCAGGGATTTATTGAAAAACCACCCATTAAATTTCATAAAATTAGACTAACAGTATTGCATATAGTCAGGTTTTCATCTAATTGTTACATAATGGGAGAAGTGAAAAAATACAAAATACCCTTAAAGACTGATGATGATATTAGCTCCGAAAACTTCCTAGACATAGCCGACCACGCACAACTAAAAGATATTTTATTTCAATCTGAAGAACTACAAGAATATGGGGATCTTGGACTTAAACTTGCTGGAGCTATGGCAAGTGTGATTTTAGCTCAAAAATATTTACAAATTGTAACGAGTGAATTGTTAGAAGAAATCCCAATATTTGATTATGGCAACGAAACAATCCACTAAAATTTCTATTGATGGTAAAAAAATATCAGTCAACTGTATAGATTGGGATATTAAACTTGCAAAACCAGACTTTAAAAGTGCTGATATGTGCGAGGAATACGGTTTATTTGAAAAAAGAAGAAATTTAATAACCATCCAAGATAAAACGGACCAAGTAACTGAATTTAATACCTTGCTGCATGAAATTTTACATGGAGTTGTTTGGTTAGGAACATTAAACGCAAGCGGTCAACCATTAGACACCGAAGAAAAAGAGGAATTAGTTGTTAATACGATAACAAACTATTTAGTAGGTGTATTTAAGCAGAATAAATGGTTTAGGGATTATTTAATTCAGTCATTTGACACTTTCGACAACAATAAATAACCTCATATCCGTTCTTATCATAATCGTAAAACCAATTAAGATGACCTTTACGATTATATTTTATTATTTTCTTGCAGCTTTTGCAGCTCATTTTGTTGTTTCTGTAAAATTTGTTTAACTCCACGAGTTGTAAACCCCTCATCCCTGAATAAAGACTTTATTTCTTTAATTAAATTTATGTCAGTCTGTCTGTACAACCTTCGACCATTGGGAGCTTTAACAATGTTTATTTCTTTAAATGTTTTTTCCCAATATCTCAAAACGTGAGGCGGTTCACCAATTTCTTTACTTACTTCTTTGATATTTTTAAATATTTTATTTTCGAGTTTCATAATCCAGACTCCCTGATTAGTTTAAGATCAATTTGATTTTTCATAATTATTTCCTTTATTTTATAAATAACCTTTTCAGGTTGTCTGGATTGTGGATTATTTTCATAATCACTAATAACAGCTAATATAGCCCTAGATAATTCATCCATTCGATTTCTCCATTATTTCTGCTCCCATATCTTCACAAAGATATTCTAAGGGTTTATATCTTACACCGTCCTTTAATTTGTAAACAATTATTTCACCTTTTTCATTTTCAATAATTTCACCTTCATCATCATAGCCATAAAATTCAATGTCTAATACAGCAAAGTTAGCTACTTTTTTCATTTAAATACCTCCATATTGTTGTTTAAAAATTTCTTTTGCTTTTGCTTTGTCTAATAATTCTTGCTTATAAAGGTTTCTTTCTCGATTGGACCACCGTAGCCACCGATCAAAATTGTTCTCATAAGTATCATCTAAATTATAAACAAATTTTAGGTCTTGCCCTATGTCTACTGTCATAAGCCTAAATCCTGGTGAATGTCAAAAATCATCTGTTTAACATTGACAAATTCCAAGCTACACCAATCTTTTTGAATATAACTAAATTGAGCATATACAAGGAATAAAAGGCAGCACATAGAAACAAAGTTAAATAATTTATTCATATTTACCCCCTTTTAATTATCCATTCACAATCATCAGTATAAATTGAATTTGGATATTTATTTTTTACTTGATCCGTTAAACAATCAAAACAAGCATAATTAATTAAATTATTACAACCTTGATTACAGTCTTTAACAGGTTTTACAAAATCTAAATTTATTCCTGTATAACCATAAATTATTTTATCTTCATATAAAAAACCATGTTCTTTTTTACTCATATTTACCCCCTTGTTTCTATATTATAGTTTAAAACATCTTCTTTAAATTGTTCGGCTTTATATTCACCGTTTGCAATTTCTTCAAGATATTTTAAAAGCTCTTGATCTGAACCAATAAAGGCTTCAATCATATCTTTAGTAACTTTCATATTTAACCCCTATATAAAATATACTGTTATTAAATCCGCCAGGTAATGCAGCAACCCTGAAAAATAGACCGCTACAAATACACTAAATAAAATTAAATCTAAGTTTTTATTCATGACAATTTAAGATTAAAAATAGCTTCATTATAACCAATTATAAAACCAATTAATTCATTTTTATCATCACATGATTTTAAATCAGTTTCGCCACCACTTGACAATCTAGCTTTAATACTAGAACCGTAATACCGTGAATTAACTATTGATATGCTTTCAATCTGTTCTGCTTTAATTCTGCCAAACCCATTAGAAAGAACGTGTTTAGTAAATTCATGACATTGATTAGCAAAATAATACTTGTTTCTGCCGTCTAGTCTCATATTGATATTTTGTTTATTACGCAAAAACTCTAATTCATTATGTTCTATAATCTCTTCATGAGTAAAGTGAATACATTTTTTAGCTTTTGAGTCTAGCTCCTCAAGTCTTTTTGATTGTTTGTTATTCATAGTCTATTTACCTCCGTTAATTAGATATAAACATCATTGTCTATATCTCATACCGCCAAACAAGTTGACGGTATAAGTTAAAGACTTTTTCTTTGTTCTGCTTTTTGCCATATTATTATAAATCTACTCAACCACTCTCTTTGTTCAGTTGTAATAGATGGATGCCACAACATTTCATCCGCACTAAGTAAGGGTAATAAATTTGCATTGTTTTCACCCCACTTGTTATAGATTTTTACTAGTGTATTAATCATTTATTTACCTATTATACTGATTTCTAATTGTGTTTCACTAAACTTAATGCGAAAGTAAGAATTTAAATTATAAAGTAAGTGTTGATACTGTTCTTTACTTAACGGAATAAACTCCGCAAAATCGTCACCACTTACACAATGAGTTCTTTCCCATAAATCGTCTTGATCGTTGTCTTCTGGCGAGTAACCTTCTGCATAAGTAACAATCGGTTTTTCTCGTTTGCATTTAAAAGCATTCATTAAGTAAATACCCTCATCCTTTACAAGCCAAAACCCTTTTTCCTCTGTGTATTTGTCTTCATAGGGGAGTTTCATCTTTTTTTTAGTCAAAACCGTATTAATTAATAAATCTCTAAACGGTTTATCTTGTTTAAAATTTAATATGTGTGTTTCCATATCTATTTACCTCCATTTAATTAATAAGATAACTAGATCATATTTATTAATAATGTTAAAGTAAATTATCACATATTATTAAATTATTTAATATTGGTGTTCTTGTTCTGTTCCAGGATAGTTAAGATAGGTTTAGGATGGGTTATATTTGTACTTTTACACACACAAAAATAAAAATAATAAAATCAAAATACTGTGATATTTTAGCAACATAATTCAATCCAAATGTGACATAATTACAACACTACCAATAATCTAATAATCATTTTACATAATGCATATTATACGACAGTATTATAATACTAAGATTATAGGGGTTTTATGATGGGTACACCATCACGCAGACAGCAGGGGTCTATGTCAATGTCATAACTCATCCAATCAGATAATCAAAATAAGGGGGGTTTTATTTACAAACTCTATTAAATTAATTATAGATTATTGGCATAAATGGCTACAAAACTGCGTACTGTTAAAGAGGATATAATCTCTTGGGCTATAGACCATGTGGAAAAGACTGGGGATAAATTTCCTATCTGTCCATACGCAAAACAGGCTAGATTACGCAAACAAGTCAAAATACTCGTAGTTGATGACCATGAGGACTTTTTAAGACAAGTTACAGAGCAGGCAGGGGTTTTATTTCAAGAACGCTTAAAATTGATTATTCTGGCGTGTTCTGACATGGAAATGACATCCGATGAGCTACACGACTATATTCATGCTTTAAATCACGTTTATGTGCCTTTAAACACATATCTAATGGCATCCTACCCTGAAGATGAGGAAGAGGAGTTCATGGAGGGTGATTGGGAGCCAGACAACGAATTCTTTATGGTACTTATCCAACCATTCAAAGAACTAGAAGATGCTTCGGCACATCTAGATAAAATTGGATATTATAACAACTGGAGTCAGGAATATTATACTGACACCGTAAAACTTAGACAATCATACAGGAGGCTATATGGCAAGAGGAATGAAAAAGCGTTCAAAAAAGAAAATGAACAAAAAAACAGCTAAGAAAAAGACCAATAAGAAGAAAAAAGGTCTTTTAATAATGATGGGTTAATGGCTAAAAAGGCAGTACCCACAAATAAAGCCTTGTATTCACGTGTCAAGGCAGAAGCAAAGCGAAAGTTCAAGGTCTATCCTTCAGCTTATGCTAACGCATGGCTTGTACGTACATACAAGAAACGTGGTGGCGGTTATAGGAGCAAGTAATGGCTAAACCATCTGGAGGATTAACAGCGTGGTTTGGTAAAGGACCAAAAGGGGATTGGGTTGATATAGGAGCCAAAAAGAAAAAGGGCAAATTTCAACCCTGTGGTCGTAAATCTGCTAAAGGTTCAAAGCGTAAATACCCAAAATGCGTACCAAGATCAAAGGCACGTAGCATGACAGCATCACAAATTAAGTCTGCTGTATCAAGAAAACGATCAAAAGCACAAGGAGTGGGTGGTAAACCAACTAATGTGTCAACTTTTGCAAGGAAAAGAAGAAATGCCAAGAAAACTAAGTAAAAAACAAATGAAAATAGCTCGTATTGCCGAGCCAAGAGACAAAATTACTGCTGCAGACTTTAAAAAATTAAAAAAAAGGAAGAAAAAAAATGGCAAATAAATTTAAAATTTCAGATAGAATGTTAGAAAACGCAAGTTTAGAGGAACTTGCTAGAATGTTTGCAGTGAGTAGAGGTCAAGAAGGTCGAGAGGTATCAGATAGAGATATGGAACAGGCTTTAAAGTTATTACAGAATAGAAATAAAAAATTTTTTAATTAATGACCATAAATTATCGTGGTGAATGATTTTCAGGCTACAATAAGCCAAAAAGAACACCTAGAAAGTCAAAAAAGTTCGCTGTACTTGCAAAACAAGGCAAACAGGTCAAATTAATACGTTATGGAGACCCCAAACTATCCATAAAGAAATCACAACCCAAAAGACGTAAATCATTTAGGGCTAGACACCGTTGTGATACTGCACCACCATCAAAATTAACCGCAAGATATTGGTCTTGTAAGAATTGGTAATATGAAACAAAAAGAATTAATTAGAATAGTAAGACAGCTACAAAGACAGTCTCGACTAAGACAACCTCGTAGAAAAAACGTATACTTTGACCAAAAGGGTGTGCTTGGAAAAGGCGTACAAAAGAAATATTCAACCGCATCAATCGGTGATTTAATGAAAAAAATTTATGGTAAGAGGAGAAAAGCATGAAGAAACTAAACGAAGTAGTTAAATGGTTACAAAGTTATGAACTATGGGATATTAAAGATTACACCATAGCCATATTAGCAGCCATTTTTCTTGTAACATTTATGGTATCGTTTGCATAATGCAAAAAGGTGGAAAAAGACCAGGAGCAGGTAGACCTAGAGGTGTCACCGCAGGAACTAAGCATCAAAGATTAGATGCAATGCTTAAAAAAGGTAGTAAAACACCTTTAGAGTATATGCTGAACATCTTGAACGACAAAAAAACATCCCCTGAAAAGAAGATGTGGGCTGCTGAAAAAGCTGCACCATTCGTACATCCACGACTAGCCTCAGTTGACCAAAAGGTACAGGGCGATAAAGACGAACCATTAGAGATAGAAGTTAAATGGAAGGAATAGTTTGAAGATTGAAATACCTTACAAACCACGACCCTTACAAAAAGAATTACATAGCAAACTAAAAAGATTTAACGTAATTTGTTGTCATCGTAGGTTTGGCAAAACTGTATTTGCGATAAATCATTTAATCAAAACAGCACTTGCAAAAAAAAATTCAAGACTTGCATACATAGCTCCTACGTACCGACAAGGTAAAAACGTAGCGTTTGACTATCTCAAAGAGTACACACAACCACTTATGACATTAGGTGGTAGTAGACACGAAACAGAATTAAAGATTGATCTTTGGAATGGTTCCAGAATACAAATCTTCGGAGCAGACAACCCAGATGCACTACGTGGACTAGGATTTGATGGAGTTGTTATGGATGAATTTGCTTTGATGTCTCCTAGAACATGGACTGAAGTTGTTAGACCTGCTGTCTCAGACAAACTAGGTTATGTGATATTTATTGGTACACCTATGGGTCACAACCAATTTTGGGATGTGTATGACCTTGCCAAACGAAGAGGTGGAGATTGGAAAGCTGTATTATACAGAGCATCAGAAACAGGTGTTATTGATGCAGATGAGCTTGAAGAGGCACGTTTTACGATGCCAGAAGATCAATACGAACAAGAATTTGAATGTAGTTTCCAAGCTGCTGTATCAGGATCTTACTATGGTAAGCAGATACAAAAAGCTGAGAAAGAAAATCGAATAGTAGAAGTAGAATACGATCAAAACATAGACGTAGAAACATGGTGGGATTTAGGGATCGGTGATTCAACTGCTATTTGGTTTGCACAACGTGTTGGAAACGAAATACATTTAATAGACTACTACGAAACATCAGGCGAAAGTCTTGCACATTATGCGAATATTTTGGAAGACAAAGCCTACAATTATGGTAGACACATCGCACCACACGATATTGTGGCACGTGAACTTGGAACTGGTAAATCCAGATTAGAAGTTGCACAAGAATTAGGGATAAATTTTGATGTTTGTCCTAAATTAGAAATACAACATGGTATCGAGTCGGTAAGAAATACGCTAGATCAGTGTTGGTTTGACAGAAACCGTTGCAAGGTTGGTATTGAATGTTTGCGTCAATATCGAAAAGATTATGATGATAAAATGCAAACATTTAAAAATAAACCTCTACACGACTGGAGTTCACACGGAGCAGACGCATTTCGTTATGGATGTGCGATTGATCCTGGTACTGCAAGTCAATGGACAACAGAAATAAATATTGATACAAGGTATATAGTATAATGGCAAAAGGAAAACCCTTAACAGAACCAGAA